GATTATGCAGACAACTCACACTGCTGATCTGTCCATAAATTTTGGCCGAAAGGTCCGGAACCTTATGGACACCCCAGAATATAGTAATCTTTTTTCAGAAGTTTCTTTGGCCTCGGACTCAAAAAGTGCGGGTAAGTGGCAGACGAGTGCGGGGGGTGAATATTTTGCAGCGGGAGTCGGTGGTGCCATCGCGGGGCGGGGTGCAGATTTATTAATTATTGATGATCCGCATTCTGAGCAGGACGCGATGAGCGTGAACCTGTTGGATGCGTGTTATGAGTGGTATACCTCGGGTCCTCGTCAGCGTCTTCAGCCAGGTGGGACCATTGTTATTGTGATGACCCGATGGTCCACATTGGATTTGACGGGTCGGTTATTGAAGCGGCAGACGGAAACGCATTCTGACCAGTGGGATATTATCGAGTTGCCTGCGATCTTTGAGGATTCTGGTAATGTTTTGTGGCCGGAGTTTTGGAAGCGTGAGGAGTTGGACTCTGTTAAGGCGTCTATTCCGATTTCGAAGTGGAATGCTCAGTACCAGCAGAACCCGACATCTGAGGAAGGTGCGATCATTAAGCGGGAATGGTGGAATATCTGGGAGAAGGATCAGCCGCCTAACTGTCATTATATTATTCAGAGTTACGATACGGCGTTTAGTAAGAGTCAGACGGCGGATTACAGTGCCATTACGACTTGGGGTGTTTTCACGCCGAGTGAGGGTGGTAGTGATGCGTTGATTCTGTTGGATGCTGACCGTGGCCGTTGGGATTTCCCTGAGTTAAAGCAGGTTGCTTTGGAGCGGTATAAGGAATATGAGCCGGATATGGTTCTTGTTGAGGCGCAAGCGAGTGGTACGCCGTTGACGCATGAGTTGAGAGCGATGGGCATACCTGTTGTGAACTACCGGCCTAGCCGTGGTAATGACAAGATGACACGGGTTCATGCGGTGAGCCCTGTATTTGAGTCTGGAATGGTATGGGCGCCTGACTTTGGTTTTGCGGAAGAGGTTATTGAGGAGTGTGCTGCGTTCCCGTTTGGCGAGAACGATGATTATGTAGACTCTACGACCCAAGCTATACTAAGATTCAGACAAGGTAACTTTATCAATCTTCATTCTGACGAGGCTGAAGAAGAAGTATACCGAGACAAACGCGCATATTATTAATCTCGAGATAAGGACACGATCATGGCAGCAGATCCAAGGGCGACAGCAAGAGTTAAAAAACGAAAAGAAGAAAAGCTTTCTCTGAACAAACCCAAGTACAAGATGGGTGATAATTTCGACAACACTTCTAACTCCTCAAGAGCTGCCGCTATAGCCGCCGACTCTTCTCTTTTTAAGCCTAAGAAAGACAAGCCTAAGAAAGACAAGCCCAAGAAGCCGACTTACAAGAGGGGTGATGATTTCGACAACACTTCTAATAATTCTAGGACTGCTGCGCTTGATGCTGCTCTAAAAAAACGCAAGTCTTCCGCAAACGAGATTTCTGATGATGAGATGAAAAGCATTGATCGTCAGATTAAGGCTAAGATTAAGGCAAATAAAGCATCGGATTCTAAAGTTGAGATCACTGACAAAGAGATCGAGGATATTGCCAAGAAGGCAACTGGTACAGGCGTTGTTCCCAAGGTTGATACTAAGGGTAAGAAGCGCGGATTGGTATTTGGAAAGGATGCAAAGTTCCGTCCTTTCGGCGGTGTTATTGCCCGAGCGTTGTTGGGTGATGATGAAAAATTTGGTGGTGAGCGCGGACTAATTGACTTTCTCCGAAACAAGAAGAAAGCTCCCGTAAAAAAACAAGCAGGCGGAATGATGAAAAAGAAAGGTTATGCGCGAGGCGGTGCGGTAGGTATGTCTAAGCGAACAGCTCCAGGCGTTACAGGTGGCGCACCTCGTCGCGGCGGAACGAAGACGGTTCCACCAAAGACACGCGCTCAAAGCCGAGCTACTTTAAGTCCGGCCCAAAGACGGCTTCTTGATTCTGTTCAAGGACGAGAAGGCAGTAAGCAGTCTACGAGTGTTATCCAGGATCTTTCTGATAAGTATGGGTACAAGCCTGGCAAGCGAGCTGGCGCGAAAGGCGGCATGGGTAAAGGTAAAAGAGCAAAGCCACCCGGAATGCAAATGGGCGGTGCAGTTGGTATGAAGCCGATTGACACAACAAAGCTTGGCGCTCTTCCTCCTAGCAGAAAAGTTCCTGCTATGGCGACAAAAGCGCCTTTGGGAGCGCCCGGAACAAAAAGACCGTCTACAATGCGATCTGGTCCTCGAGAAGAAAAACTTGCTGCTGCTAAGAAGGCAATGGCCATGCGCGGTGCCGCAGGACGCCGGTCGGGTGGTAGTACGCCACGCGGCATGAACATGGGCGGTGCGGCCATGAAGAGCAAGATGGCTTCGAAAGGTGGCAAGATGGGCGGCAAGATGGCGCCTGGGTACAATGGCGGCGGCGCTGTAGGTAAGAAGAGTGCTCGCGGGGTCGGTGCCGCTAAACGAGGGTTTGGCAAGGCTATGCGTTAAGCATGGCCTACCTCCAAAGCAACATTCCACACTTTAAGGCGTGGGTAAGAAGGGAATACACGGTTAATCATGAGCGATACCATGGCGAGTTTTTACACGCTATGGTTGTCGCCGTGACCACCATGCCTACTCGCTGTCTTTCGTTTCAAGTTATTTTTACTGGATGCGAAGCTGATGAAGATGAACCCAACGTACATGGAGGCGCCATGTGGGCAAGAATGCCCATTACCGCGCTGGTCGCTGATACGCCTTTTGAGGAATGGCCTGAGCCAATGCCTGTCTGGGCTGCTCAACCTTGGGATTGCAGTTCTCATACTCATGCTGTTTACGTCCTTGACCGTTGTACACCTTGTCCTTGGCTCGCTAAGATTGATGGTGAATTTTATCCTGCAAAATATCTTTTTACGGTAGACTACGCGGAGAATGAGATCGCTGATGATCCGGCACAGCATAAGCAGTCGCATGTACTTGAGTTGCTTGATGCTGGCGAATGGACTGGAAATATTGTAGCGTTACCAAACAACAGAGTTAGGGTGACGCACCCTGCTTGGTTTCAGACAGGTGAAGGTGCTCCGGACTTTAAGCCGTCACAGCATATTCATTACAGCAAGTCTGACCTAGATTACACGTTAGATGTGAATCAGGTGTTTGATAATTTGTATGCGGACAAGGAATAATTTATGAAGTCTAACTCTGAGATGTACAAGAAGGTTATGCGCCTGCTTGAGGGCTCTAAAGATGAGTCTTTGCTTGAAGAGCTTCGAGAGAATGAGGGTGATCTTATGGATTACCTAACGGAAGAGATGCCCGAGAGAAAGGGTTCCGTTATGATCATGATCAAGAAGGGCAAGAAGGGCGATGATCTTGAAGAGATGTTCCCAGAGAAAGACAATTCCCGTATGAAGTTTCCGGAATTCAAGCGCGGCGGCGAAGTCAAAAAGAAAAAGCCCAAGATCACGTTCAAGAAGAAAAAGGGTTTTGGAACCAAGTGGGAAAACAAGTGGGGCTAATGAATGGCTATTGAACGCGGTGTCGATGACGTTGATATCAGTGAGCTAGATATCGAAGACAATTCGAAAGAGGTCCAAATTGATGTAGAGGATGAGTCTTTTGACGAGATCCTTGGGCCTGGTTTTGATGACGAAGAAGGTATAGAGACTCTTGAAGACGGCACCATGCTGATTGGCATGCCGCCTCCTGTGCAGATGGGAACGGACGTTGAAGACTTTTATGAAAACCTTGCTGAAGTTCTTGATCGTGCTGATTTAGGCCAAATCTACAATGATTGTGTTGCCGACTATAAGTCTGACTTGGCTTCTCGCCAAGAGTGGGAGAAGACTTACAAGGAAGGTTTAGAATTTCTTGGTATGAAGTTTGAGAACAGGAGCGAGCCTTTCGAAGGTGCTTCTGGGATTGTTCATCCTTTGCTTGCTGAATCCGTCACGCAGTTCCAAGCGCAAGCTTATAAGGAAATGCTGCCGCCTGGGGGTCCTGTAAAGACTCAAGTCGTAGGAATGGGTACGCCACAGACTGACCTCCAGGCAGCGCGGGTACAGGAATACATGAATTACCAGATCACTCAGGTTATGCGCGAGTATGATCCTGAGACTGATCAGATGTTATTTTATCTTCCGCTGTCGGGTAGTGCATTCCGCAAGGTTCACTTTGATCAGACGCTTGATCGACCTGTATCGCGTTTTATTCCATCTGAAGACTTGGTTGTACCTTATGGCGCAACGAGTTTGGACAATGCTGTTCGGATTACGCACGTTGTTGATATGCCTATCAATGACGTTAAGAAGCTTCAAGCTGCTGGTTTTTACAAGAAGTCAAAGGCTGCTGAACGCTCATCTAGTTTTTTGAATGATAGTGAGATTGAGGAGGAGCTTGATGAACTCCAAGGCGTTAAGCCATCTGGCAATTCTAATTCTGACCAGTGTGAGATCCTTGAGATGCACGCTGATCTTGAGCTTCCAGGATATGAAGACCTTGATGCAGAGGGCGAAGAAACGGGCATTAAGCTCCCGTATATTGTCACCATTTCGCGGTCTCAGTCTCAAGTTCTATCCATTCGTAGAAACTACAATCAAGAAGATCCTATGCGTAAGCGCATTGATTATTTTGTTCAGTATAAGTTTCTACCTGGCGTGGGTTTTTACGGCTTCGGTCTAACGCATATGATTGGTGGTTTGTCCCGTGGGGCGACTTCTATTCTCCGGCAGCTGATTGACGCCGGTACTTTGTCGAATCTTCCTGCTGGTTTTAAGGCTCGAGGTATTCGTATTCGAGATTCTGACACTCCGCTACAGCCAGGTGAGTTCCGAGATATGGATGCACCGGGAGGCTCATTGCGTGATGCGCTAATGCCTTTGCCGTTTAAAGAGCCAAGCGCCACCCTCCTAAACTTGCTTGGTATGTTGGTTGATGCCGGTAAGCGGTTCGCCTCAATTGGTGATATGCAGGTAGGTGATGGTAATCAGGAAGCGCCGGTTGGGACAACGATTGCGTTGCTTGAGCGCGGTAGCCGCGTTATGAGCGCGATTCACAAGCGATTGCACTATTCGCAACGTATTGAGTTTAACCTCCTTGCGAAGCTCTTTAAGGACTACTTGCCACCTGCCTATCCATACATGACGGCTAATGGTAATCCTGGACTTAAGCAGCAGGACTTTGATGACCGAATAGATATCATTCCGGTCAGTGATCCCAACATCTTCTCTATGAGCCAGCGCGTTATGCTTGCTCAAGAAATGATGCGGATGGTCCAGTCTAATCCTGAGATCCATGGTCCGATGGGAATGTACAATGCTTATAAGCGCATGTACGAAGCGATGGGTGTTCAGCAGGTAGAGCAGATACTGCCACCACCTCCGCCTCCACCACAGCCTATGCCGATGGCACCTGCTATGGAGAATGCAAACTTCATGATGATGCAGCCTGCGACACCGTTCCCAGATCAGGACCATGAAGCGCATATTGAGTCGCACATTACGGTTTATAATTCTGCGGTTGTTAAGACAAACCCGCAGCTTCGCGCTATGATTCAAGCGCATGTTTACCAGCACATTGATCTCATGGCCAGACAGCAAGCGATGCAAGATCCAGAAGTACAGCAGATGCAACAACAAATGCAGATGATGGGGCCTCCTCCGGGTATGGGGCCTCCACCTTCGGGCGGACCCATGGGTGCTCCTCCAAGTGGTCCTCCAGGCGTCAACCCTTCAGTGATGCCTCCACAAGGAGGGGCTCCCGTGGGACCCCCACCTCCGATGGGCGGACCACCTCCGATGGGACCACCACCAATGGGAGGAATGCAACCACCCGGGCCTCCGCCGCCTAACCCTATGCAGGCGATGATTGAGGCTAAAGTTGCACAGATTACCGTACAGTTGATGGAGAAAGTTGCTCCGATCTTTGAAGCAGAAGATTCCGACGATCCACTTGTTGAGTTACGTCGAGAGGAACTTAACATTAAGTCTATGGACTTAGAGCGTAAGGCCAAGGAGGCTGAACAGCGATTTGGACTTGACGAGGAACGCATTGAGAAGGATTATTCAATGGATCAAGAGCGTATGGATCTACAGGCTGATATTGCTGACATGAAGAATAAGACTGCTCAAGATAGGCTAAAGCTTCAAGAGTCTATACAAATGGCTAACGTAGCTGAGAAAATGACCAAAAACATATTTGGGAACTAATCATGATCAAGAGAACAACAAGCTTTAAAGAGCCTAAAGTAGACAAAGGCGGATTCACTGTTAAGGATCAAGGCCGCGTTAAGTACGCGTCTATTGAATCTGTTGAGGCATCTGCTTCGCCTAAGCCTGGTATGGGCAAAGGTAAGTCTCGAGGCGGTGGTGCGGCACAGCGAGGTACGAACTTCGAAGGCGTATTCTAATGAGCCAAATGCCTTTTACAGGACCTGGTCAAGATCCAATGAGAATGAGCTCTAATCAAATCAACGATATGATGAGATTGTTTAGGCGCGACCGTCCGATGAACAATCCTAATCCGCGTACTGGAGAAGATCCCAGAAATCCTTATGGACTTAGCACGGGATTTGCGATGCCGAAAAATGATGGAAGCGGCACCCGTGGCGGTGGATTTGGCGGCAACCTTCAAGATCTTTTTGGTCGCATAGGTCAACAAACTGGGCAAATGCGAGGTTCTCCAAACCCTCAGTACGAGGGTCGTAATCCCGATGGTTCTTCATTTAGGTTGCAGTTTCCTATGTCAAATGACAGACCCGTACCAAGAGCTCAGCCAGCATTAGAGGGTCGACTTCGCGGCGGTCTTCAAGATCCTGAAAGTATGCCACTAGTGCGCGGGAATAATCCGCCGCCACCGCCTCCGAT